GTGGCAGCTGTCTCAGCAATAAGAGGCGAGGCCGGGCGCTGGTCTGCTGATGTCCTTGGAGCTTTTTCCAAGGGCATTGCCAAGGAGAAGACCTCCTCTTGGTGGGAGGTCTTGCGACCAAGTCTGCGGTTCTTTGGGCCGCAGCCAGGAGTTCTGACGGCTGGGGTGCACCAGCTGTCGCTGCCCGCTTAGGCCAGCTACGGATGGTCGGTGGCGTGTTGCGTGGGGCCCAGCTCGTTGCAGGGCGAGTTGAACCCAGGCCGCAGCCTAACCGTCATCGACCCCGTGGCTGACTTCTGCGAAGAAGGGAGGCGTAGAATGTATCGCGTCTGGACCCCTAGCCTCCCGGGGGTCTGGGCGCCCCAGGTGCACAGCCCCTGTGCACACAACTTGGTTCGCGGGCTTTTGGAGCGAACCATAGGTCCCATCAGTGTCCACCCTCCCAGCTCCGTACAATACGTTAGAGTTTGTGCGGGGCTCCTCAAGAGCGTGTTGAGGGGGAGGGTGGAAGCTCCTGTGGAGCAGTGGGACTTCGAGCGTGTGGTAGCCTCGTATACTGGTAAGAGGCTGCGTGTTCGTTATGCTGAGGCAGCTAGATCTCTTCGCGATGATGGGCTTTGCACCCCCAGGGATTCGCGGATCAAGGCCTTTGTGAAAGGTGAGAAACTTGCCAAGGACAAGGTGTTTAAACCTAGGGTGATCATGGCTCGCGCACCTAGGTACAACTTAGAATTGGCAAGCTATCTGAAGCCTATCGAGCAGGTGTTGTATGGCGGCATGCGCGGTTTCGGGTCGCAGTTCTATACACACACACGCTTGGTTGCCAAGGGGCTGAGCCCAACCCAGAGGGCGGCTCTGATCCGGAGGAAGTTCCTTTCCGTTCCCGACTGTCGTGTATTCGAAGTCGACGGAAAGTCCTTCGAGTCTCATTTCACTGCCGAAATCCTCCATATTGAGCATTCGTTTTATAGGATGTTCAATAGCAGTCCCCGCCTGGCCAAGCTGCTTTCTTGGCAGGTTTTGAGCAAGGGTACGGGAGAGGGTGTTAATTTTGAGTTGGGCGGCGCGAGGGCGTCTGGCGATTACAACACAGGCATGGGCAATAGTCTCGTCATGACCTTGATTGTCATGTCTGTGGCCAGGCGCACCCGCACCAAGTATGATTGCCTGGTGGACGGGGACAATGCCATCTTGTTTCTGTCTGCCAAGGACGTCCAACTCTGGAGGGACACCCTCCCCCTGGCTGCGGAGGAGGCGGGTTTTGAAATGAGCCTCGAGGAACCGGTTTCGGAGCTGGAGGGAATCGTTTTTGGGCAGTCCAAGCCAGCTTGTGTTGGTGGAACTTGGACCATGGTGCGTGATCCCTTTAAGGTCTTGAGTCACGCAGCATGTGGGTATAAGCACTTCTCGGATCCGCGTGGGGGGTTACGGGTGCTTAAATCTATAGCCTATTGTGAGGCGGTTCTCAACAGGGGAGTTCCTGTTTTGCAGGAGTTTTCCCACGCCCTGCTC